TGGCAGATGCGAGCGTGCACTCATGGTTGTAAGACTGGGCAGGGGTCTTTCGATGCGTCTTGCAACGCCAGATCAGGCGAGATGGAGAGCTCGCAATCTGCTTTTACTTTCCAGGGCGTTGTGGAGCGACAGCTTCACAACGCCAATCCCCCTCAGGCTCTTAGACCTGATCACAGCCTGAAGATCCTCGAAAAGCCATACTACAGATCGATCACCTCGCAAGTACCTGCCCAAACGCACCACCACGCTGCATGGAGCGCATGATCTCAAGCTTGGCTGACTCCTTAGCCTGTTGCATAGCGGCTATCACACTGGCTCGATCAGCGCGCGCATCGACCGTGATGGTCTGATAGATCGACACCTGGTTCGCATCACGCGGCGCAATGGCTGCGTGGGCAAGCATCATCCCTGAGACCTGAGGCACAAAAAGCTCAGGGCCTTGTTCGCCAACGATATAGGGGTGCGCAGCAGAGACAGGCCCACCTTGGGCGCGAAACATCCCGCCCAACCATCCTAAAAGGGTACCCCCAGCCGCCGGGTTTGAAAGCCAGGGCAGCATCTGCTGGCGAACCTGAATGCGGATCAGATCAGCGATGATGCTATCGGCAAGGGTCCGAAAGTCGAGTTTTCCGGTTCGTACAAGTTTCACCAGCGCATCTTCTATGCTGCGAAACGCGTTACTTAACAGTGATTCGGTCACTCTGGCCACATTCGTGACCTCATCGATCCAGGTTCGCAACGATTGCTGCACCCCGGTGGTTAAAGATCGAGCACGCTCAGCGTTCAAATCCTTAGTTCGTTCTGCAAGCTCAAACAAGGCTTGAGCCTCGCGCCTGTAGCGCGCCGCATCCTCCTCGCTCATACCGCGTGTGGCTTCCTGAAGGCTAAAGGCCAGGCGACGCGATTCGATAAGCCGCTCAAAGCCCCGCTGATTCATGGTGAGCGCCTCGGCCTGAAGGCCCAAAAGCGCGATGTCATGCTCGCGTGCTACGCGCATTTGCTCGATTTGTTGCGTCACCTGCGCCGCATCGCGGCTGACAAGTGCCTTTTCACGCGCCTGCGCAAGGCGCTCAAAGAGTGCACTGCCTCTGGCAATGCCCGCATTTTCCAGACCCTGCAAGTCCGTTGCAAGTTGGCGCTGAGCGCTCGATTTGCCAAGCCACTGCACCTCCTGTTCAAGTTGTTTGGTGCGATTGGAAAACTCAAGACTTGTCATCGCATTTTTAAGTGCCACGCCATACCGATCCACCGCCTGGGCTGCTGCGATCAGTTGATCGCGTTGCGTGCGGGTGATGTTTCCAAAGCGTGCCTGCTCCAAATCAAAGCTCACCTGCGCTTCGCGCGCAGACGTAATGCGGTCTTGAAAGTCCTCCACATGCTTGACCTGAAAGGCAAGCTTTGCAGCTTCGCGGTTTAAGGACTCAAGCTCCGTAACTGCAGCCGATTTGGGTTGATTGGCTGTGAGTGCGGCCACGACCCGATCAGTCTTTGCCCGATCCACCGGAGGATTCAGACGTTGTTGGGCACGCTCCTGCACCTGCTCGAGTTGCCTGAGGGCTTGTTCGTAGACACCAATTTGCGCCTTGGTCAGTGCAATATCGTCAGCGTTAAAAAAACGCGACAAGGCACTGGAAGAAAGCGCCTCAAGCATCTTACGGGCCCGCTCAAGCTTGTCTTGAAAGCGTGCGATCTCAGCTTCTGGTTTGCTGAAGTCTGCTTGTACCTCCACCTGCAAGCCCTTAAATCCTGCCCAAAGGCTTGCAAGCAAGCCACCCTCTTGCTTGGCACGCAACATCTCATCGGTGATTCGGACAAGAGCAGGCAGCAAATTGGCCGTGATCTCACGCCAAAAGGCATTGGCTGCACTGGAGAGCAACTTCATGTTGTCCTCATAGGCCTTGGCGCTGATGGCAAACTGTTCGGTAATGGTCGCGTTCGTTTCACTCAAACGCTCGTTGAGCTCGCGCAAAAAAGGCAACACCCGATCGCCACTTTTGCCGGCTAACTCGCTCATTAACTTGGTCACCACCTCAGGTTCGATGCCTTGCACGTTCCTGGCAAGCGCCACAAGCAACTGATCGGCCTTGATGATCTGACCGTTTGCATCAGTGACCCGAATCCCCAGGCTTTCAAACAGCGATGCAAGTTTTTGATTACCCGTGGCCGCATCCGTTGCAGATACCGTGAGGCGTTTGAGCGTTTCTGCAACCTCCTCCATGCTTGTACCCGAAAGCTTGGCAACCTTATCAAAGCGCGAGAGCGTTTCAACAGCCATACCGGTTCGAATCGACAGATCGGCAAAGCCTGCACCTGCACCAATCATGTCATGGATTTTCCCCGACACCGCATCCAAGGTGAGCGCAAGGCCAGCAGCCTTGGCAAGGGTCTCAAAGCCTTCGCGTAGTTTTGCGACCGCTTCAGACATCTTAGCGGTGCTGCGTTCGACCACGCCCACGGCCGATTGCATGTCCTGGTTAAAGCGGGCCATGTTGGCCTCAAGTGATACGACCAGGTTGCCTAATGAACCGAGCGCTGCCACCGTTTAATCACCTCAAGTGTCGTTCAACACCATAATTTGTTGCATTGCAACAAATCGTCACAAGTCGATGCGAAGACAGGTTGCAACTAATGGTGCGCTGCAACATAATCCAGCCATTGATTTAGTCATTGATCCATTCATATCGATTCATCGGCTCGCATGCATTCGTAAGGGGAATACATCAACATGAAACAGCAAATTGACACTAAGGGACTGCAGTCCATCGCGGACGGACAACTGGCGCTCGGACTCAAAGCGGTCGAAGCGGCCGAACAGTTGGGTGCCCTTCAGTTGAACACGACCAAGGCATTGCTTGAGCAATCAGTCAAACAGCACCAGGTACTCCTGAGCGTCAAAACGCCCCAAGAATTCGGCGCCATCGCAAACGATGCCTCAAAACCTCTCGCTCAAATTACCCAAAACTATCTGACCGAAGCCAAGGCACTTGCACTGGATAGCTCAAGGGCCGTTGCACTCACGACCGAGGCGCAAGTCCAAGAGGGCTACCGCGCTGTTTCTACCTGGCTTGATGAGGCTGCTAAAGCGGCCCCAGCGGGATCCGAGTCATTTTTTAAAGCGGCCAGAGAAATGATTGCAGTAAGCGAAAAGGCATGGGGCCAGTTCATGCGTCAGACCGCCTCGATGAATGAGCAGGCTGAGCGTTACGTTGTTTCGCCAACCAACGCTCCCAAGAGCAAGACAAAGCGTTCGACCTGATAGCTCCACCCTAGCGCCTCACCTAAGCGCTCGATCGACATGCGAACCCTTGGAGACAACAACACCAGGGCGCATGCCGGTTTAAAGACAGATCGAGCGCTCATCTCTTTTTTGAGGCGAGTTATTTTTTGGGTGGTTTGCCACCGCTCTTCACACACTCATCCATGCTCGCAAAGCTTGTGAACTTGGTAGTTTTCTCATAGCTTGGGCTTGAAGGATCGTGGCAGATGCCGTTATCTGACTTTTTGATCACAACGGCAGGTGCTGGTGCTGCCCCAGCGTTTTTGGGCGCTGTGCCACCGCTTTTCATGCACTCATCCATTGTTTTAAACGGTGTGAAATTTTTTGTTCGCTCGTAGCTCGGCGAACTCTTGTCATGACAAATCCCGGAATCAGACTTTTTCACCGCGGGCGCATCGGCTGCCGGCGCTTTAGCAGCTTCCTTTTTATCTGCGGCACTAACGGGTGCTGCCCCGATGCCGATTACCAGAACTGCGAAAGCCAATGACTTCATCACGCTCATCGTTTATCTCCCTTGATCGATGAAACCCATCTGATTTGCTCAGTATGTGAATGCGAGCATAAGTGGTTTCACATAAGCGATCAACGAACTTTCAAAGCGCACTGCCGGTGCGGGGCTTTATACACGCGATGAAAGCTCATTCAGATCAGATAGCTCACATGCACCTAGGCAAGGGCGAGTTTTGATAACACGTGTGTCAGCCAGCTTGATGTCCTTGCAAGCGCTTAAAGCCTTGCAGCAGTGCTAGCTCGCCTGCACTCAAGTCACGATCAGACTCATGCTCTGTGTGTTGCGAACGCCGCTGATGAAAGAGCACAAAATCACCGATCTCAAAAGCGTTTGACTGACGCTTTACATCGCGGTGAATATTGGCAAGCACACTTGCCAGGTGCGCCTGATACCAGTCCTGCGCTTCACTGCCAAAGGGCTCAAGACTTGCATAAGTGCACCACGAGGCATATTCGGCGGCAGACATGTGGCTGAGTTCTTCAAGCGTTTTTCCCAGAGCAAGTGCCAGCCGATGCCGAAAGCGTTGCCCTAGGCCAAAGGCTTTGGGTCGCTTTGCGAGGCTCCCTGTCCATTGACTTCGGCTGCTTTGGCAATCAGTGCTTCAAGTGAACGAAACCCGCACGCTTTCAGTGCTTCGACATCCTCATCCAACAGCAGGCGTCTGCCCTCGGCATCCACCAGACAGAGGCAAAGCACAGCAACGGCAGCATCCTCATCGCCTTTGAGTTGTTTGCGCTTCGATAGCGTATCGATTTCTTGTAACGATAGCTGGCGAAAGTGCACCTCGCCCAAGCCTTCGATGCGATGCGTTTCAATCCTCGGTGCGAGGGCTAAAAATAAGCGCTCCCGAGTAAGCGCACCTTGAGCATGATCTTTAGTCTTCATGGTGTGATGGTGATATCGCCCGTAATTTTGATGGCCGAGGAAAACTCCACCTTGCCGTCGACTTTCGTGCTCAAGTCAAACTTGGTGGGAAAGCCCGAAAAGGTGATGACGATGGGCGTGATTAAATGTGAACCCAGCGTGAGTTTGTAAGGAGCCGTAGTGCCCGCTGAGGCATCGGCCCAAAGCGCCTTTTGTCCCACACCGTGTGTGTAGTTGCCCGAGATCTGGATCGACCCATTATCGTTAAGCCCTGCAATAAACTCCTTGCTACTTGATGAGAGGTTGGTGACATCAACAGACTGCACGGCGATCCCTGTGAGTTGAATGTCGGTGAGTTCCTCGACCTCGGTGTAAACCGCAGGGCTGCCTGCGCCATGCGCAAGGATGGCACCTTGCGATCGAATAGCCTGTGAGCTTGTGTAGGGCATCGTTGTACTCTCTAAAAAATATCTCGATCCAGTCGAAGGGCTCTATCCAAGCTATCGGCGCGATGCATCCGATCCATTGGATGAACGCTTTATCTGCTGCGACAACTCAGATCGGTGTGGGCGCCCAAACCGAATAGGTCAGCATCTCGCGATATAGCGAAGCGTCGGCCTCAAAGCTGCAGTGCGAGTCGCTCAGCGTCATCGACATGCTCTGAA